CAAATGACAGACAAACAACTAAATCTAATGTTTGAATTAGAGAATCAATGCTTTGTTGATACCTCTGAAGAACTTTCTTATCCTCCTGTAGCTTTATCTTTAGGTGAAAAATTACTTAAATCTAAGCAAGGAGATCAGCTAGTACCAATACCTGTGGGAACGTATGGGAACATTTCTGTTGTCCATAGTTTGCCAAAAACCAAGAAGACTTTTTTTATTTCTCTATTAGCTTCCGTATATTTATCTGGTAAAAACAATTTTGGAGGAGACTTAAAAGGTCATAGAAACGGAAGATGTCTTTTACATATTGACACAGAACAAGGAATCTGGCATTGTCAAAGAACCTTCAAGAGATGTCTACAAATGAATAAAGATGTTGAGCAAGGGTGTTATCATACCTACGCTTTAAGAACATTATCACCAAAGACTAGAATAGATTTTATAGAACACTTATTGCATTTTAAAAGTAATATAGGAGTATTGCTTTTAGATGGGATAGCTGATCTTTGTAATGACGTTAATAATATTGAGGAATCTAATTTGGTTACTCAGAAGTTAATGGAATGGTCAGCGAATTATAATGTGCATATTTGCTGTGTAATTCACAGTAATTATGGATCAGATAAAATGACAGGACATCTAGGCTCTAGCTTAATGAAAAAGGTAGAGACAGAGATACAACTTGAAAAGAACACAGTAAACAAAGAATGGGTAACAGTTAAATGCAAAAGAAGCAGAGGTTTTGCTTTTGAGACATTTAGTTTCCAAGTTAATGAATTAGGACTACCAGAGGTCGTAGATAATTACTACGATCCGTTAAAAGGGTAGTATGAATGTAAAAAAAAGTATGGAGTTACTGTTTAAAAAGCATAGTAACTGGATAGACATAGTGTGTTCATTTGGTTTAGAGAAATCTCTAGCTGAAGATATTGTTCAAGAAATGTATATTAAAATACAATTATCAATAGAAAAAGGTTTAGATATTTCTTATGGCAAAAATGACATTAACTATTATTATGTTTTTAAAACTCTTAGAAGTTTATTTTTTGATTTAAAACGTAAATCTAAAAACGTTAAAAGAGTAGGCATAGAGAATTTAAGTTGTAAAGAAGGTGATGTAGATTTTACAGCAAAATATGAATTAGTAACTAAGGCTTTATCTGAAATGTATTGGTACGATAGAAGAGTATTTGAATTTATAAACTCAGGAGAATCTGTAGCAAGTTTATCTAGAAAAACAGGTATACCTTATTATTCACTTTACAACACATACAAAAAAGTTAAAAAAAAGTTAAAAGATTTATTATGAAATTAGGAGACTTAGTAGAAACAATAACAACATATACAGGAATAAAATGGATAGTTAAAAAGATATGGGGAGATGATTGTGGATGTGATGAACGAAAAGATAAATTAAACAATATAAAAATCAAAAGATGGTAACTTTAAATTCAGAAGATTATGAAAGATGGAAACTATTTAGAATGGACAACAAATCAAGTATTACTAGAGAAGAGCTTGAAGTGGTCAGCAGATTGCACAGCAAATACTACAAACATAAATATTATATACCTTGCTCTTGCTCACCAAGAACAATAAATCAATGGATAGCAGACATAAATAAAATATGGGAAAATGGGAATAACTAAAATCCATAAATGGGAGAAGGCAGTTATAATGCTCCTTAATCTAGATAACTGGGAATTAGAATGGACTGGAAAAAAGTTTGAACATTATGACGCTAAAGGTAAAACTCCTAAAGGTCATAATTGTGTAATAGAGATGAAATTTAGAGATAAGTATTACGCTGATAAAATGCTTGAGGTTTATAAGTATGATGAATTAATGAAACTTCCTAAAGACACAATTAAATTATATTTTGTAAATGATCCTAAAGGTAACTTTATGTATTGGTTAGATAATCTTGATATGCCAGAACCTAAAGAAATGTATTGTCCTGATACTACTATGTGGACAAAAAAAAGATTAAACAAAAAAGTTTACCTCTTAAAAGAAAACCAAGCTAGTAGAATAAATCTAAATACTACTTATTGAATTTTGTTAATAACCTAAAAATGGTTATATTAGCAAGTATGAGACAATACAGAAGTAATCAAGGAAGACATCCTAAAAAAGAAAACACGACATTTAAAATAATTGGAACAGCTTTAATAAGTTTATTAGCTGTAACATTATTTATTTTTATTAAAAAATGATATTATTAATTGACGCAGACAGCTTAATCTTTGCTAGTTGCTATAGGACTAGAATAGAAGGTCAAGAACTAGAAGATATTTACCATAGAGATTTAGAAGATGCTGTAGCTAAATTTGATGAACAGTTTATGAAGATATGCAATGACATAGAAGATGTTTATTCAGTTCAAGAAATAAAAACCTTTAACGGAAGTAAAGGAAACTTTAGAAAAAAAATAACTCCTAATTATAAAGCCAATAGAAAAAATCAAGAACTTCCTCCATTGTTACACGATATGCACCAATATGTAAAAGACAATTACGATAGTATATATGGGTATGGATTAGAAACAGATGATCTGGTAGCTCAGTATTGGTTTGAACTATCTAAAGAATACGGAAGAGATAACGTGATGATTGTAAGCATTGACAAAGACTATAAACAATTCCCTGCTTTAATTTATAACTATCATTATAATCATAGAGAATTTTTAGACATAACTCAAGAACAAGCTCTTTACAATTTCTATGAGCAAATGATTCAGGGCGATACAGCAGACAATGTAAACTACTTTAAAGGAAAAGGTAAAAAGTTTGCACAAAAATATTTTAAAGATTGCAACACAAAATACCAATACACAAAAAGAATGTACGAACTATTTAAAAAAGAGTACAAAGGCAAAGCAAAACAGAAGTATATAGAATGTTATAATTTACTTAAATTGCGAACACAATGAGATTAAAACCAATACAAATAGCAGATAAGATCAAGGAACTATCTGGTATTAATATATTTGAAAACACGAGAAAAAGACCAGTAGTAGAAATGAGGTCTTTGTTATGTTATTTACTTAGAGAAAAACTAGGAATGAGATGGACTAATATTGCATTATTTTTTAAGTCTCAAGGAAAACCAGTTAATCACGCTACAGTAATACACAGTAAAAACTTATATGAGATATATAAAAAAACAAATAAAAAACTAGCTGAGATAGAAAAACTATTTTCTTTTAAAAGCAGTCTTACAATAGATGAAATAGATAGGGTACATTACTTAGAAAATAAATGTAAAAATCTACAATTAAAATTAGAGAATCCTCTAGTTAAATTACTAGATCAAATTCCTGAAGAAAAACACGACAAAGCAGTAAACGACATAGAAAGACTCATTAAGAGTTGGGAATGGAAAGAAAAAGTATTATGAACAAAGACATATTAATAAACCTTATAAAAATAATAGAATCAGATTTTAAAAGAAGATGTGAACAGTCATACGATGAAGAGGACAGAGATAAATGGGGTGATAATCACGGAATACTTAAAATGATAAGACAAGAGATAGAAAACGGAGGAATAAAATAATGGAAACAGACAAAGACAAAAGAAAACAAATCCCTATTTATTCTGGTGTATTAAAATACTTTCCAGATGCTATAGCTGAAGTAGCTAAATGTAGTTATGCAGGAAACCAACAACATCATCCAGACAAACCTTTACATTGGGATAGATCAAAAAGCACAGACGAATTAGATGCTCTTGTAAGACATTTAATGGAAGCAGGACAAACAGATACTGATGGTGTTAGACATTCAGCTAAGGTAGCTTGGAGAGCTTTAGCTCACTTACAAAAAGAGATAGAGAATGAATCTAATTGATTATATAAAATCATTATTTAAGTCTAAATGGATTTATCTTAAAGTTCCTAATGAATATAAAACAGCAAAAAAAAGAATAGAATGTTTGAAACAAACACGACAACAAATATTGAAGCACAGTAAAATAGTTAAATAGATACGTTATATTACTTGAATAATCAAGTTTTTTCAAATATGAGTACACACGGAGGAAAAAGATCAGGAGCAGGTAGAAAGCCTAAAACTGAAGAGTTAGAACTAATAGAGAAGTTAACTCCATTAGAGCCTTTAGCTTTTGCTGCTTTAGAACAAGGCTTAAAGGATAAAGACTTTAAGTATGTACAACTGTATTATAATTATTATGCAGGTAAACCTAAAGAAACAAAGGACATAACTATAAATGAAGATCAGCCATTATTTATAGACTAATATGCAATTAACAAAAACCTCAGCTCTTTCTAAACTTAGAAAACTAGATAAGAGAATACGAATAGTAAGAGGAGGATCATCAGCAGGAAAAACAATAGCTATATTATTAATCTTAATTGATTACGCAATAAAGAACTCAGGGAAAGAGATAAGCGTAGTATCAGAGACTATCCCACATTTACGTAGAGGTGCTTTAAAAGACTTCTTAAACATCTTAAAGGGTCTTAATAGATATGACGATAACAAGTACAATAAAAGTACCTTAAAATACGAGTTTAGTAATGGCTCATATATAGAGTTTTTTTCTACAGATCAGCCAGATAGATTAAGAGGAGCTAGACGTACTGATCTATTTATTAATGAATGTTCTAATGTTAGTTTTGATT